ATTCTCTTTTCTGACAAATTCTTTGGACACTCACCCGCGTGAATCAACATAGCTAAACCCTCAACAATTGCGGTTTTACCCGCACCAGGTTCTCCAATAATAATTGGGTTGTTTTTCTTTCTTCTTGATAAAACTTGTGCAATTCTAATAATTTCTTTTTTTCTACCGATTACAGGATCTAATTTACCCTCTTCGGCAAGTTTAATTAAATCTTTACTAAAATTATCAAGTACTGGTGTTCCACTGTTACTTGATTTACTTTTACCCTTATCTCCGTCATCAATAAACTCTATTGCCATAATTCTAATTTTTATAAAGATTAATAATATACTTTGTTATAGTAAAGAATTGTCTTTTTTGTTATTTTGTCAGTTATACTGACATTTTGTCATGTTTTAATTTTTGGCATTGTTTTAGCTTATAGGAAAATCAAAATAAACTATAAAAAAAATGAAAAAATGTTTAACAGTCACTTTAACAAAATTATCAATGACTTGTTTAGAATGGAAGACACATTCTTAAATGACGGATGGGAAAAGAAAACTTATAAATCTGAAGATGGTATGATTTCTTTTACTTATGTAACAAATAAAAAAGAGAAATTAAATGAATCTGAAGAGATTTCATTACTCAAACAAAGACTTGACATGGCGGTTGAAGAACAGAAATTTGAAGAAGCAGTGGAGTTACGAGATAAAATAAAAACTTTGGAAAAAAACAAAGAGAAAATAAGTAAGCTCAAAACAGAACTTGACGAATGTATCAAAAAACAAGATTTCGAAAAGGCAATTGAGTTAAGAGATAAAATCAACTCCTTGAAGTAATAAAATGAATCCATCGGAAACGGTGGATTTTTTTTTACCTGTATTTATCTTTATAAGAAAAATTATGGCAATAACAAAAGAACAAATTTTAGGGACAAAAATAATAAATGAAATAGATTCCTCTAATTTAGTAAGAACGGAATACGATACGGAAACCAAAAAATTAATAACGGAATTTAAGAATGGTATTAAGTATGAATACGAAGATGTTCCTCACCAAATTTATACACAATTCAGAACCGCAAAATCCCAAGGTTCATTCTTCAACAAAAGCATATCAAGAACCTTTAAGTATAAGAAATTGGACTAATTCATTTTCACTACTATTTATATTTGATGAATAATGATATTATTAAAAGTTTTATACCTCAAAAAGAGTTAAATCCTAAAGTTTGGGTTTCACCTGAAGGAAATCCGAAGGACTCTGATGGACAAGAACTTAAATTAAAACCTGAAATTAGAAATAGACTTCTTGAAATAGCGTATGAGTTTATTGAATTTTTGGACGTTGATATAATTGTTACTGATATAATTCTTACAGGTTCATTAGCAAACTACAATTGGTCGAAGTATTCAGACTTTGATTTACATATTGTCGCAAATTTCCAACAGTATGATGAAAGTCAAATTGACTTATACGAAAAGTTATTCACACTGAAAAAAATGATATTTAATGACAAACATGACATTAGAATAAAAGGTTATGAAGTTGAGCTATACGTTCAAAATGAAACCGAAACACACTTCAGTAGTGGAGTTTATTCGATACTGTTTGATGAATGGGCAAATAACCCAAAGAAAGAAAATGTTGAGATAGATAAAAAACTAATATTGAGTAAAGCAAGGGAATGGATGAAAAATATTGACACCCTTATAGACTCAATTGATGATGACGATTTAGAAACGGCAAAAAATATAGTAAAAAAATATAAAGACAAATTGAAAAAATTTAGAACATCTGGATTAGAAAAAAATGGCGAATACTCTGTTGAGAATTTGGTGTTCAAAATATTACGAAGGAACGGTTATATTGAGAAGCTACATAATAAATCAGTTGAGCTAATAGACAAAAAATTGTCTATGAATCAATAATTTTTAATAATGATAAATAATCTGTGTGTATGATATATTTATTAAGAAAATAATTTTATCAAAAAAAAATAATATGGGAGGATTAAAACCTATCGGAAGTGAAAAACTTCAAGGAATGGATAAAATTCGTAGGATTATGGAAATCGCTACTTATAATGAAAATATACCTAATCCAATTAATGAAAATAAAGCTACAGTATATTCGACAGAACTTGCCGATGGTAATTCTTATTTCATAATAAAAGAAAAGTCAGGATATATCATTAAACAAGGATTGAACGAATCTACGAGTGATTATATAGAACCTATACAAAATAGGAAATATTTTTCTTCTTATTCACAGGCATTGAAAAAACTTAACCTTATGGCTAAAGAGTTCAATGTGTTGTATGAAAATGAAGAAGGTATGTCACTTTTTTCGGAGCAAAAAAAAAAGTATAAACTAAAATTACCTGGTAAAAAAACATCTGCTCCTGCACCTGAAATGACAGGTGGTGAGGAATTACCTCCCCCTCCGTCGGCAGCAGAACCTTTACCTGCACCTCCCGCACCAACCGTGGATATGGCACCGCCACCTGCAGATACTGGTGGAACACCACCACCAATGGGTGCAGAAGAAACACCAACAGAACCTATGGAACCAACAGGGGAAACACCACCTGAAGGAGAACCTATGGAACCAGAACAAGACATGGACATGGACATGGAAATGGGTGATGAGGACATGGAAATGGGTGATGAGGAAGAAAAGGAGAAGAAACCCAAAAAGGATGAGGCAACGTCTTTCAAAGTAATTCAGAAACTTACAGGAAAATTAGCACAAAAAATTAGAAAGTTTAATACGGAGGACGACATGGATCCGAATGATGTAAAATACATCATTAACTCTATTTTATCCGCATTAGATGTTGATTTGTTAGATGAAGACGATATTGAGGAAATTACATCAAGATTAGAAGGAGAGTTTGATGAAGACGAGGAAAGTGACGAAGGTGATGAGGACATGGAAGATACTGACATGGAGGAGGAACCACCTATGGAAGGAGAAGCAATGCCTGAAGAGGGGGAAGAGTCTTCACCCGAACCACCAGAAGGAGGTGAAATGTCTGAATACAACCACAGTGAGTTAGATGAAATTATGAACTTGGGTGATGCTATAACTAAAAGTGTTAGTAACAAATACGCAGGGGCTATGTATGATAAGATGGCTGGTATGGACGCTTTTAATGAGGAAGAAGAATACCCAAGGCATGGCGCAAGAAAACCAAGAAACGTATACAACCATTTGGAACACGGAACATTTGGTGAATCAAAAGTTGGTGGTATCATCAGTAACTATTTCAAAAAAACCAAGAAAGAAATTATCAACGAGGAAGAAAAGAAAATTACAAGAAAGATGGAGGAAGAGACAAGAAAAAGTAAATATCATAAAAGAATAGTTACTTTGTCTGAAAACACCACACAAAAAAATGCCGCATTGATGTATATGAAAAAAAATCCTACATCAAAATTGGTTGGTAAAACTAATAAAGGTAGTTTGATTTTTGATGAAGGATTTGTTAAAACAAAAGTTACAGTAGAGGGTTACGTAATATGAATTATTTAATATACATAAATGGACTTGGCTCTAATTATAGAGGTGAAAACATTTATGAATTTATATTTTCAGAATCCATAGACAATGTTTGGGGTGAAAATTGGGAAGCAAGACCCGCAAACGGTTATCCAAGTCCCCCTGATATTGAGAATGTGACAAAGGTTGGTGTTTTGACAAACGGTGAAATTACATTAGATTTAGTTCAGAATTCTGATGTCTTTTCTGTTCAAGATGCAATGGACGGGGTAATTGCGTTAGGTTGGGAAAAGGAAGAAGAAATAGATTTTTCATTAGTCAAAAGATTAGTTTTCAAGTTTGGTGACGATGAAAAAACTGTTAAAGATAAATTGTATGAAAGAGATTTCATTTTAGAGTTCGAAAAAAAAGTAGTATATGAAAACTAAAAGAGATATTGATATTCTTTTGGAGAATGGTATTCATTTCAATACCATATCAAAAATGAATAAAAATCAAATAGCGTTGTTAGCTAATAAGTTTGTTATGAAGGAACAAGCACAAGTCCCTCAAAATACAACACCACAAACAATAACAACAACAAAATATTTGGTAAAACCTGGTTCTAAAACTATGATTAACGGTGTTGAAATAGATACTACTGGAGGAAAGACTACAGCGACACCAATGAAAGAAACGGAACTTTCTGAAAGATTTGCATCTAAAGCACAACAAAAATTGTTTTTTGCAAAATGTGGTGCGGGTAAAACAAAGGAAGAAAAAAAATGGTGTAAAATGAGAGATGAGTTTGCTAAATCCACAAAAAAAATGGATTACAAAAATAGGCCTGAAAAAATACACCCTGAAAAAACTGTAAAATACAAGAAAAATAGAACAGATGAGGCGTATCAAAAATATTTAGAAGATAAGATTTTTGAAATGATTGAAAAACACATTGAGCCCACAATGTCAAAAAAAGAAATCATTCAAACCGTAATGGAAAAAGTTGATAATTTGGAAAGTATGATTTTGAAAAATCCAAAAAAAATGTCTATGTTTTCTAAAGAATCAGGTATAGAACAAAAAGGAATGAAAACACCAATCGGAAAATTATACTCAATGGGAAAATCTTTAGAGGAGGATACAAAAGAAAAGGAAAGAACTAAAACAAAACCAGGAACTAAAGAAAGAAAAAGACAAAATCCTTTTAAGGATCCTAATCCTGGTGTTAAAGAAAAACCAAAAGCTGACACCAAAGAAAAGGAAAGAACCAAAACAAAACCAGGAACTAAAGAAAGAAAAAGACAAAATCCTTTTAAGGATCCTAATCCTGGTGTTAAAGAAAAACCAAAAGCAGGTGTTGAGAAACAAAAGAGTGACTTCATGATGGCAATTAAACAAGCAGTTAAAATGTAACGATGGGAACAAACGAATTAGAAAATTTAATAAGGAAAATAGTTAAGGAGGCACCTGTTGAATATGGTGACTATCCTGAAAGAATGCACCCAAGAACTCAACAACGAATTGAAGATCCAGAAGGAATTTATGCAAAAAATAGAGCTTTCAGAGGGGGTACACAAGATGTCGAAAGAATGACAGAAAAACGTTTCAAAGAAATTGTTGATTACGTAAAAAGATATTATGGGACAGAAAGAAATCTAACTGATCCTTCCACAAAGGCAGCAATTCAAATGGAACAAATGATGGCTGTGAGACGTGTCATGGGTGTTGAACCTGCCCACAGGGAACAGTTACGAGACCTGGCTATTGAAATAGCGGCAAAAGAAGAAGGTTGGATACCTTACTCAACAAGTATGGAAGATGCAATTACTGAAGGAATTGTTGTTAAAAAAAGAGGTAAAAATGGTGGTGTCGTATATGAGTTTGATTTTGTAAATATTTTAACTTTTTTGGGAGAACAAAGAGTCAATCCTTCCGATTTTCAAATGAAACCACAAAAACCTGAAAAATTACAATTACCACCAAATTTTTCTTTTGATATAGATGAACTCACACCTGAAGAACAAAAACAACTTGAGATAGAGAAACGTAATGTAATAAATGCACTTATTCAAGGAAAAGGGAAACGAGGACAATTTGCATACCAAATGTATAAAGATAGGTTGGACGCGATAGATCCATCTTTATATTCGCTTTATAACAAAATTATGGGGGCAAATGATTTAATGTATTTTACAGATGAGGACTTGATTGAAGCTCTCGGTGGAAATGCCGCAGGTTCTGCAGGAAAAATGGACACAGGTGATAGTGATGAAGACGAAGATGAGGGAGGTGCAGATGAAGAACCAAATGATACTTATTACGCAAATGGATTAATATTTCCCATTTTATTACACGAGTTATTTAAGGCGTTTTCAATCGTTCAATCTCGAGCTCAATGGAAAGATATGGACCCTGAAATGGCAAGACAGGTAATTTCTCAAACTGATACAATGTCAAATGAACCTATGAATTTTAGAGTAGGTGCAGAATTAGTTAGAAAAATAAGAACATTATTACCTGATGAACTTACATTGGAAAACGAGGGTAAAGTATATATGCCGTTCTTTGAACAAATTCTTTATAGTATTCCTGCGGAAGACTTCCTTAAAAATATTATTGCAAATGTTGTCTCACAAGATGAGTCTGACAACCAAAAGGCAAAACAAAGATTTGAACAAATTTTCCAACAAGCAAAGACTCAATATAACAAGTTTAAGGGTGATAATTATGACGATGATGACTACGATGACGATGATGATGACGATGGTGATTTATTGACAAGATTAGGACTATAAAATATATATTCTAAATTGAACCCCCTCTTATTAAAAATAATTGGGGGTTTTTGATATTTATATATAAAATATTTTATGGCTCTGTCAAAAGAACAACTGATGTTGGAATACGTAAAGTGTATGAAGAATACACCCTATGCGCTCAAAACGTATTTACAAACATATGATAATACAGTCTCAAAGTATGTTCCATTAGAATTGTTTCCAGACCAAGAATCACTTCTAAAAGATTATGAGGAATATGAGGAAAACATAGCACTGAAATACCGTCAGGCGGGTGTATCAACTGTAACTGCGGCATGGGTTTCTAAAAGACTTGTGTTTGCAAAAAAAGAAAGACCCGAAAAAATTCTAATTATTGCCAACAAATTGGATACGTCAATGGAGATGGCAAACAAAATAAGGGCATTTGTTGAGCAATGGCCCAAGTGGGTTGGTGCGGGATTTTCACCTGAAAAAAATTCACAAAGACATTATAAATTAACAAACGGTTGTGAGGTTAAAGCAGTTGCAACATCAAGGGATGCGTTAAGGGGTTATACACCAACTATACTTGTATTTGATGAGGCGGCATTTATCGAAGCAGATGGTGATTTTTGGGCTGCTTGTATGGCATCCCTATCAACGGGTGGTAAAGTAATCGTTGTATCAACACCAAATGGTTACGACCCAATTTATTATGAAATATATAATCAGGCAACAAAAGGGATGAACAATTTCAAAATCTCTGAAATGTTTTGGTGGAGAGACCCAAGATATGCTAAAGATTTGTTTTTAGTTCCAACAGATGATATGGTTGATTATCTACTAAATAAAGACGAAAAAGATCACTCCAAAAATATATCATTTGCCGACACAGACCCATTTCACAGGGATTATGAAGAAATAATGGGATATTTTACCAAAGGTTACAAACCATGTTCTACTTGGTATGAAAAAATGGTAAAAAAATTAAAATATGATAAAAGAAAAATAAACCAAGAATTAAATTGTGAATTTTTAGGTTCAGGTGACAACGTATTTGACGCAAAACAATTGGAATATATAAAACAAAATACAATTATTGAAGCCCCTAATAAAATGATGGGAAATTCATTATGGATGTGGAAAGAACCTGAACAAGGACACAAGTATATAATGGGGGTAGATGTCTCTCGTGGGGACAGTGAAGATTTTTCTTCTATACAAATCATAGATTTTGACGAAAGAGAACAAGTATTAGAATACGTTGGAAAAATACCACCTGACGCTTTAGCAGAAATCGCATACAAATGGGGGATGATGTATAATGCGTTTTGTGTTGTCGATATTACTGGTGGTATGGGAATAACCACTGTAAGGAAAATGCAAGAATTGGGTTATAAAAATCTATATATTGATGGTGTCGATTCAACTAATATATGGGCTTATAACCCCAAAGCACATGATAAAATACCTGGTATTAATTTCAATAATAAGAGAGTTCAAATAATTGCAGCATTCGAAGAATATGTGAGACACCGATTCAAAATCAAAAGTGTTCGATTATATAACGAAATGAACACCTTTATTTATCTTAATGGAAGACCCGATCACCAAAAAGGACAACATGATGATTTAATCATGGCAATCTCTATGGCAATTTATGTCGGTGAATCGTCATTTCAAAAACTTGAAAAGGTTGTTGAGAAAACAAAAACGATGATTGAATCATGGACTGTTAGTAATAATGAAAGTGTTGGGCAACAAGTCCATTTCAATCCCGTATTACCTAACTTAAATATGATGTCTGAAAGACATAAAATGAATACAGGACCGTCAAAAGATGATTATATGAAATATGGATGGTTATTTGGTGGAATGAACAGATAAAATGGGATTAGACAGAAGAAAACAAAGTGGAAGATTATTGGGTGGTTCAACATTGATTGTTCCAGGACAACAGGTTTATTCATCAAAAACTTTCCCAATCACATTTCAGTATAAACAATCAAAAAGGAATGATGGTTTAGGTTTTCCTGTTCCTGCATTTACAAATCCTGTTCCCACACCAACCCCCACACCTACACCTGTTGTAGATACAAATTACTTGACAACTGAATTTGAAGAACCACTATTAACTGAAGATGGGTTCAACATTGTATATTAAGTAATATTTATATTTTAACGATATAAATTAATTTTTCAATATGGAAGAAAGAAACCCACTGACAGTTTGGCAAAGATTATCCAGAGCCTTCGGTCCTAATTCCCTTTTGGGACAAGATGTTCCCACATACAAATTTGATAAAAAGGAACTTTTAAGAACAAGAGATAGAAACGAGTTTGAAAAAGAAAAGTTACAGGCTCAACAGTCTTTGTTTTTAGCCAATCAATGGACAAAAATAGAAAGTAACTTATACACACAAGCAATTTATTACGAACCAACAAGATTAGCCGCTTTCTACGATTATGAATCAATGGAATTTACTCCTGAAATTTCGACAGCACTAGACATTTATGCGGAAGAATCCACAACACCCAATGAGGATGGACACATTTTACAAATTTATTCAGAATCAAAAAGGATAAAGGGAATATTAGCTGACTTATTCAATAACACATTGGATATTAATACAAATTTACAGATGTGGATTAGAAACACTTGTAAGTATGGTGATAATTTCGTGTACTTGAAGTTAGATCCCGAAAAAGGTATTATTGGTGGTGTTCAATTACCGAACATTGAGATAGAAAGATTAGAAAGGGGTATGACACCTAAAACCCCGAATACTGAAGTTAAACCTGATGAAAAGGGTTTGAGGTTTAATTGGAAAGAGAAAAACATGAGTTTCAATTCTTTTGAGATTGCACACTTCAGATTACTAGGTGATGATAGAAAACTTCCTTACGGAACTTCTATGTTAGAAAAAGCAAGACGGATTTGGAAACAATTAGTTCTTGCCGAAGACGCAATGTTAATTTATAGAACATCAAGAGCTCCCGAAAGAAGGGTTTTTAAAGTGTTTGTTGGAAATATGGATGATAAGGATGTAGAGCCTTACGTTCAAAGGGTTGCAAATAAATTTAAGAGAGATCAAATCGTGGACAATAAGACAGGAAATGTTGATTTACGATTCAATCAAATGGCAGTAGATCAAGATTACTTTATTCCTGTAAGAGACCCTGCCGCTACAATGCCAATTGAAACATTAGCGGGGGCTCAAAACCTATCAGAAATTGCGGACATTGAGTATATACAAAAGAAACTTGTAACTGCATTAAGAATACCAAAAGCATACCTTGGGTTTGAAGAGCCTGTAGGTGATGGTAAAAATCTTTCGTTGTTAGACATTCGTTTTGCAAGAACAATTAATCGAATCCAAAAAAATATTTTAGGTGAATTAAACAAAATTGCAATAGTTCATTTGTTTTTATTGGGTTTTGAAGAGGAATTACAGAACTTTACATTAGGCTTGAACAACCCGTCTAAACAAGCTGATTTATTAATGGTTGATGTTTGGAAAGAAAAAGTTCTATTATACAAAGATTTAGTTTCCGAAATACCAAACACATTAGCACCAACTTCAGCAACATGGGCTAAAAAACATATATTCGGATTTTCTGATGAAGACATCAAAATTGATATACAAAGACAAAGAATGGAAAGAGCTGTTGCCGCAGAACTTGCAAATACTGCAACAGTTATTACTCATACTGGTTTGTTTGATAACGTAGATAAACTTTATAAGACAGTTTCAGGTGCAACAGAAGGAGCACCAGCTGAAGGAGAACCAGTAGGAGGAATGGATATGGGTGGAGGTGCGCCACCATCAGCCCCACCACCACCGCCACCAGCAGGAGGTGAAGGAGGTGGTTTAGAAGGATTACCTGAATCCAAAGACAAGTTAGAAAACTTACTTTTAGAATCAGACGATGAAGACTTTTATTTCAAAAATGATTCTCTTGGTGAAATGGAAGTAGAATTATCAAAAATACTCAAAGACTAACATATTTATATTAAAAAAGTCTATGAAATTTGGTATTATTAAAAGTAAGATAGAAAAATGTTTGACAGAATCTTTCAGGAAAGAATCGTTCAAAACAAATATGTTTATTTTCAAGGAATTAGTTTTAGAAAATAAAAACCTATGTAAGATGTTTTATCTGTATGATGAACTCTCAACAAAAAAAGGTTTAACTGAAAGTGTTGCAAACCAATTAATTAATGAGTCTGTTTCTATTTACAACAACATATCAAAAAAAATTAGTAAGGATGAAATGGGTGAATTGAGTCTTTGGCTTTCAGAGGTTAGAACAAGAAATAATTACAAAGAAATTGATGAAATATTCTCTAAAAGTGTTCTCACAATGGAAAGAAGAGCAATAAGTAAAAAAATTGTTCTAGAAAATTTGACATCAGAAACAATTAATGAGGATATTATTAAAGAGAGTGTTCCACTCAAGAAATTATTGAGGGCTGCAAACGACACAGTAAATGACTTTATCACAACCTTAAATGAAAGTGATAAAAAAGTTTTGGAAAAAATATTAAATGAGGATGAGAACAAACTCAAATTGAAATTTGAAATCCTCAAGGAGAGTGTGCTAGAGAAACTTGAAAAGTTAAAGGAAAATGAATCGGATAGTGAAGTAATTGGAAAAATTAATGAATCATTAAATAAAGTTGAGAATGAGACTTTTGACAGAATCAACTATTTCAAATTACAAGAACTTAACAAAAATATTATTTAGGTAAGTTATTTCTTTCTCTGTATTTTGCTTTTGATAAAATCTGTCTTTTCTCGACAGATTTTTTTGTAAATTCTCGTCTGTTATTCAAAAAGGTATTCTGTCTAGTTTTGATTACCTTACTTTTAAGCTCTTTGATTGCTCTTTCGATGTCGTTTTTCTTTACCGTGACTATTAACATATATTATTCAGTTAGTTGTTATATTGATATATATACCAAATTTACATAAATTTTGATAAAATAAACGATTTTGTTATGAAAAAAAATTATGAAAAAAGGTAAAACCTCAAAACTCAATGGATTTAAGACATCGAAAGTTATTTATGGAACGGTAGATTCAAAAGACTTCAAATCCATTTATCTAAACATCCAAACTTGGGTGCAACCAAAAGTAGAGGTTGAGAATTGGACAAGACTTGTCCTCAATATGAATAGAGCAGTAAAACATTCCGTCCATGAAAATTTAGATAAAGAACTATTCGATGACAAATTTATTGTGGATTTAGACTTACGAACAAGTGGAATACAACTTGATAAAAAATCATTTATGAATTTAGAAATAAATTTATACATGAATCAACAATTGGATTTCAAATCACCCGAATTAAAACTCAAATTAAGAGAATTAACACAACAAATATATTATGATGTGTTTAATGACAATGAATATTTTGATTTTTATCTTACCAAAAATGGAAATTATAAAGTAGAAAAAGTAAAAACTGAAAAGGTTTAATATTTATTAAAAAACTTTTATAATGAAAATATTAGGACCTAATGATACAGGTAAGGGAATCCTTATTGAATATGACGCAGGATACATAAATCCAAGAACACACAATAACCATTTTATAATGGAAGAAAAAAATTTCTTGGATTATTCAAAACCATTTGAATTTTATGCTGTTTTACAAAAATACAACACCCCAAACAGGAACGGTAGAGTATATCCTGAAAAGGTATTAAAAAGAGAAGCAGAAAACTACAAAAAAATGATTGATAAAGGAACTTCCCTTTCTGAATTAAATCACCCCGAATCTTCACTTATAGATTTAGATAGAGTTTCACACATAATAACAGAAGTGTGGTGGGATGGTCCAGTATTATTAGGAAAATTAAGATTACTTACAAGTCCTGGTTTTCACGAAAGAGGAATTTGTTCTACTAAAGGTGATTTAGCTGCAAATTATTTAAGACAAGGTGTAACTCTTGGAATTTCATCCCGCGGGGTTGGTTCTTTGAAAAAGGTTGGTGAACAGAACGAGGTTCAGGATGATTTCGAATTAATCTGTTTTGACTTGGTTTCTTCACCATCCACACCTGGAGCTTATCTTTTCCTTGATGAAAAAGACAGAATGAAATTTGATGAAAACCTTGAGGAAGATAAAAGAATGGCGGTGGAAAGAAATGTTGGTGAATCAGGAAACAAATCCCTTGACTTAATGAAAAGATTATCCGATTATTTGGGTAAATAAAAAAAATTATGGAACAAGGAGAAAAATATTTCGTAGCAAAGATTACTTCTGATTTGTTAGATACTGAATCAGGAAAGGTTAAAAAAATGAAAGAAGAAAAATTAGTTTTGGGTTATACACCAACTGATGTAGAAGCTAAAGTTACAAAAGTATATGAAAATTACACAATGGATTGGCGAATCACATCAATTACCGAATCTAAAATTGATGAAGTAATAGAGTAAATTTTACTAAAATAAAAAAAATTAAAGGGAATGACAATAGTTGTTCCCTTTTTTATTTCACAAAAATCGTTTTTTTTACACCATATGCGTATTTATATGAATAAAGAAAATTAATTAATGGCAAAAAACGATAAAGTCATAGAGGACGCATTATTCCAAATCAAGAATTTGGAAGAGTCCTTGAACCGAAACGCACAAGGAATACTTTCCTCTACAATGAGGGATGAAATCAGTTCATTAGTAAAAGAGTCTCTCAAAGAACAAGAGGAGATTGACACAGAAGAAACTGACACGGAGGTAGAAGATGCTGATGTGGATGTTGATAATGAAGGTGAAGTTGGTGCAGAAGAAGATGTCGATAATGAAATGGACATGGAAATGGATATGGAAATGGAGCCACCAGCAGAACCAGAGGATGATGACACAATTGATTTAACCAAAGCTTCAGACGCAGAAGTATTACGTGTGTTTAAGGCAATGGGTGACAACGACGGTGTAATCATAAAAAAAGACGATAATATGTTACATTTATCAGATAGCGAAAATGATACTGAATATCTTATTCAATTGGCAGAATCCGAAGATGAAGATGAGTTAATGGAAATGGATGAGTTTATGTCTGATGCTGACTTCGATATGGAAGACGAATTGGAGGAAGGTGAAATGTTCGATCTTGAAGACGTAAATTATGATGTTTTGGATGAAATGTTCGACGATGAAGAATATGATGAATTAGAAATGGATGATTTCGAGGATGAAGATGAGTTTGGAATGGACGATTTCGATTACAGCTCGTTGGATGAGGACGACATGACGCCTACAATTGAGCCCGAGTTCCAATCAGGAGCACAAGCTCAAGCAAAACCTGCGGCACAACCAGCGGCTCAAAAACCAGTTGCAGAAACTCTTTATGAATTGGAAATTGACATGGACGATGATGAAGACATGGACATGGATGATCCAGATATGTATGACTTCGAATTTGGTTCCCCAAAAATGGGAGGTGAATACGGAGAAGAATTTGACATGGATTATAGTGAGTTTGACGAGGGATATAGTGAAGAGGAGTTTGAAGCTTATATGAACGAATCAAAAAAACAATTCAGAGCCAAAGGAACAGGGATGGGAAGTGCATCTAAATTCAAATACGGAAAAAAACCAAACCAAGACTACAAACCTAAAAAAATGAAACAAGGAACAAGAGGTGTTGGAATGGGTAAAGCTAAATTTGAATACAAAGAGGAGGTGAACGACGAAGGATTTGGTAAAACTGCAAAAAAGAAAGAAACCAAAGAAGCGTCAAGAACATTAGGTAGTGGAAAATATTGGGGTAGAGAAGGTTTACCAAAACCAAGAACTGCACCTAAAGGTTTGAGAAAAGAAAGTGCTGAAGAACTAAATATGTTAAGAGCTAAAAATGACGAATACAGAAAAGCCCTTGATTTATTCAGAACTAAATTAAATGAAGTTGCAATCTTTAATTCAAATCTTGCATACGCAACACGTTTATTCACAGAACACTCAACAACAAAACAAGAAAAGATTAATATTCTTCGAAGATTTGACAATGTAGATACTTTGAAAGAATCAAAAAATCTTTACAAAGTCATTAGAACTGAACTTGGTGGTGAGAACACAAAAGGTTCTACAATTTCAGAATCATTTCAAAGAACAGTAGAAAAAGCACCTACAACAGGTTCGGCTGTTAATTTGATTGAGTCTAAAACATATGAGAATCCACAGTTCTTACGCATGAAAGATTTAATGGCAAAAATAAAATAAACTAACTTTTTAACTAAAACGTATATTTATAATATACATTAAACTAAATAAAGCTAAAAAAAATAAAAAAAATGGGAGCATTATTAGAATCAGGTCTAGTTGGTAACATTGGGTTAAAGCACCTAAAAGTTATCAAAGAAGACACTATTAACAAGTGGGACAAATTAGGGTTCCTTGATGGACTTAAAGGACATCTAAAAGAAAACGTAGCACAGCTATATGAAAACCAAGCTTCTTTCCTAATCAATGAAGCTACTTCTGAAGGTTCAAACGGAGCATTTGAAACAGTTGTTTTCCCAATCGTAAGAAGAGTATTCTCTAAATTATTGGCTAACGACATCGTTTCAGTTCAAGCAATGAACTTACCTATTGGTAAATTGTTTTACTTTGTTCCACGTATCCAAGGTTATGTTGATGGATTTGGTGTAAATGGTGGAACACATTATCCTCCAGTTGGTTCTCCAGAAGCGGTAAATAGCGGAGATAACAATCCAGGACAAGGTTATCCTGGTAATGGTTACCCTTACGCAAAAAATCTTTATGATTTATTTTATGAAGGTGCTGAAGCTGGATTAGATCCTCCAGGACTTTTTGATTATTCTAAAGGACGATGGACTGCTATCA